GGTGTTGACCACTAGCTGAAACACCAGCAGCACTAGAAATAACATTATATCCACTACCAATTGATGTAGAACCAATACCAGTAGCATCTGTATCAATAAATTCTTGTACAGCAAATATTCTTAAAGCATAATTATTAACTTTATACTTAGATGGTACGAATCTTAAAGTACCCTCTGTACCAAAAATACTAAAATCAAATGTTCCAAGGTCAATTTGAGTCTCTACTCTACCAAAAGGCATTATATAACCTTGTGAACCATCATGAATTACATTAATTTGTATAATTTCCTTTTCGCCAGGGAATCTTCTATCAAATATAAGAGCATAATATTTCGCACTCCTTACTTCTGTTAGATCAAAATCGGCAATATCAGAATATGCAGTTGCCCTTGGAAGATCATTAAACTGATCACTAACACTATCAATAGAAACAGCTCTATTTGTATCTGATTTAATATAATCTGTAAGAATTCTATTTTCAAAATAAACCGCATCAGAAGCTGTTGTTTTAGCATCAATTACCTTAGCATTCTCTGAAACTAAGTCAAAATCATACTTTTTATGAAGAGATTCATCTTCACTTATTAAATCAGTAAGAGTTACAGCAACTGCAGAAGAAACACCAACATTAGCGGTTCTTCTTCCCTTAGAATCAGTTCCAGCAAAAGAAACAATACTAACATCCGCAAAATTCTTAAATCCTACTACATGCGTAAGACTATTAACAGGGTCTCTCCAAGTTTCGTGGTCAATTACACTTCCTAATGAATATGAGAATGTCTGATAATAATCACTATCTTGAATCTTTTGAAGTTCATCATTCAATTTACCAGTATCTTTCTGCCATCCAGTCCTTACTGTTGAATTTGATTCAATATTAAATCTAGACTTAAATGAATTTGTTTGTTCTATTTTAGCAACAGACTTAGAAGATTTTCCAGTAAGTGTCTCGCCAATTTCGAAATTATCTAATGATAGAACTTTCAGATACTTATTAGTATCATTCCAAGTAACTACAACACCAGTTTTATCACCAGTACTAACAGTTTCACCCTCAGCAAATTCATTTGTTTTGACTTTAATCTCAAATTTAGGAATATCTAACCAAGGAATAACTCTACCAGAAGATGATGGACCACTGAAGATGCCAGGACTTGTTACTGTAGTATCTAACTTATAAGTTACAGAAGCATTTCCTCCGCCTGGGTTTGTATTGACTCCAGTAACTATAAATGGTTCATAATTGTAATCGGATGAATTATAACCACTTCCAGTAGAACCAATACCAATATTTTCTACATATATTTCCTGTCCAAGAGTGAATGGATAATTTGCTTCAGTAAAGGTGCCAGGTAGAGTTAAAGCAACGTCATTTGTTCCACTTGTATAAGTAAGATTTTTTATCGAAACTCCATTACTATTATTAATAGTTACAATTTTTGGAGATGTGTCATAAAGAGTATTAGTATTTGTGAGAACATCAACCTTAGATACTGTTGTACCTTGAAGATATGCTCTGGTTATAACTTCTTCTTTTATTTCATTAGTAACTCTATCAATAATCTTTATAGTTGGTGGTTCAACATAATTTCTACCAGCAGAAGTAATACCAATGTTTTCAATAGTAGAAAGTCTATCTAATCTAAGAATCTGTGGCAATTGAACATTAGGTCTGATAGTTCTATCAGCAGAGTAATCAAAACCAATATTCTTAATGGTATATGATCTTAATGTACCTACATCAGTACTGTTTAATTTAATTAATCCACCAACACCAGCAGTTGAACCAATAGATGTTACAACAGGGATATCATTATATTTTTTACCTTTAGAATATATGAGAATCTTATTAATAGGACCATCAGTAGTTGTAGAATTAGTCTCATATTCTAAAGTTACTGCTTCCTTCTGCGTATATGTATCTCTTTCTGGTTCAGAGAGCATATTGAAAGAGAAAGTAGTACTTCCAATACCAGTTACTTTAAATTGTCCATTATAAGGACTATCTTTTACCTTTAAACTTGAATAATTAATGACATCATCATCAGTAATTGGATTTCTCTTTTCATCAGCATCAATATTAAGATTAACAGGGGTCAGTTTATAGAATAATTCTGAAGGACTATTTCCAGTTAACGAAAGATTAACCTTTGCATCGGTACTAACACCAACAGTTCCTACACCAACAACTTGGAATCCAGTATCTTTAAAGTTTGCATAATATGGATTTGTGAAATTAGTATCCTTATAGAAGTTAAAATCAAATACTTGTCTTTTAGTCCCAGAAATTGTTTTTCCGAGTGAAGAATCAGATACATCAAATCCAACATTATATCCACGAATTAAATTTAATCTTGGATTAATTGCAGCAATTTTATGACCAGAACCAGTTGAAGTTAATTCAATTATTTGAGGTATAAGTTTAGTTGCTCTATAATATGTTTCTGCTAATCTAAATGTATCTTTGTCTACTCTATAAACAAAATAAGTATCATTATTGATCAGTGGATTGGCTGCTGAAGTTGTAGTATAAAGAAGTTTATCACCTGTGTTATATCCGTGATTGGGAATATTAATTGTATTTGTTACAATATTAACAGAAGAACCACCAAACGATTTTGGATTAACAACTGTTCTCTTACTAGCATCATTATATTCAACATTGTAAGTAGTCGTAATGCCTGGAGTTACCTTAACATGTACTTGATCACCCAAATGCAAATTATGGTCTTTTTTACATACAACAGTTCCAACTACTTTTTCAATATCTCCAGTAATTTGTGTTTTTGTTGGTTTTAAACTATGTTTTACGCCAGTACCAATTCCAACAAAATATAATCTATATGCAGTTGAACCAATACCAGTTACAACTCCACCAGTACCAATACCAAGAGCATTAGTTGACAATCCTACCAAATCTTTACTTTGATTTATAGCATATACTGGACTATTATTAGGAAGACTAAAGGTTGAAATACCATTATAGACTTGAAGTGAGAGTCCATCATTATTTGAATAATCAAGTTTCTGACCATCTACATATCCATGATCTGGCAAATAAAGATTTTGAGTTGGAATGAATATGTCTGTTCTACCACCACCTTCAACTTTATGTGTGTAACTAATGGTTGAACCAATACCAACTCCAGCAGTATTACCTAAAGCAGCACTTTCTGCGGGATTAAAATAATATGGTATATTGACATTTGTAATAATATCAGTACTTATTCCTATATTAAAACTTACGGCTCGATTTAATCCACTAATAAGGGTTGTACCAGTATGAGCAGTTCCAAGAACACCATCATATTCTCTCTGTACTCTTATTTTATTATTAACATTATCAATATTCAAAACAAGCATTGATTCTGTATTAATTCCAATGATGTCATCAGGATTAATAGAATTTGAAGAAAGATCTCCAGCAACATCAATACTAGTTACTATTCCTGTTGTTGATGTTCCACCAATACCAGAATTTAATATCAAATAAGAAGTATTAAATCCAACAGTATGTCTTCCATCAATTTTCTTAATAGAATCTGTAGATAACCCAGAAACTGTTATTAGATCTTGAACAGTTAATCCATGTGGTGATGTTGAAAGTCCTGTTATTCTACCAGTCTTATTATTATAACTGAATATAACATCAGATATCTTTACAACAGAAGAAGCAATAGAAACAATTTCTTTTCCTCCCACTCTTGCAATTTTAGAAAGGAATCCATTACCAGAACCTTGAGATTCTGTAATTAGGGGTTCATTTACTCTATATCCATCACCAGCATTTTTTATTTCATATTGATCAATATTACCAGAAGATGCAAAATCAATAGTAGATTCTTGAACAATTTCTTTTCTACTATCATAAACTCCTTCATAATTTGTGCCTGGATTGTCAAGACTATATGGATGAGTATTCCTAATAAGATTTAAACTATTTAAATCCTGATCTTGATTATTTGTTTCTACAAAATTATAATCATCTGGTTTTGCAACATACTTATCACCAATCAAGTATGGGAATACTGGAGAACGATAATTTTTAAATGTTCCGCTAGTTTCATTCTCAGTTGGATTAATTGTAGCAAAATATGCATAAGTTCCTCTAGGATAATCTGGAGTAATGCAAAAACGTCCATTATTTCTATCAAGATCACCATCTCCAAGATATTCATAATCTTCTATGAAGAAACCGAGTGGATAATGTCCAACATCAGGGCCATCAACTCTAGAAGTCTTTAATGAGTATCCAGATCGCATAATACGAGTAACCCCACCAGATCTCTTATCATATCCGTAAGGACCGTAGATAGGATTGCCATCATATGCCCAACCAATAATAGGAGAATGCTCTGTAGAGACCTCCTCAGCGTTATTAATAAGACTTAAATCGTTTTGTGCATAATTTTGAGTATTATCACTATTCTTCTGTTTGATGACCTTCCTGAGTCCTCTGGGCGCATACATGGCACTGAATTTAATGCCATCATCATTATCACCTCTAGTCAAGAATCCATCATCACCTAAGAAAATATCCTCATATCTCTTAACATTATTAATATTCCAACTATCAACTTTAGTTAAAAATACAGCTCCAGTGCCAGGAATTGATTCTTGAACTGTGACTTTAGAAGTAGTGTATCCCACACCACCATTAGCAACAGTTACTTGACTAACTCTACCATCACTATCAATTTTAGAAATAAGTTTAGCACCAACACCATCACCATAAATTGATAAATCTGGACTTGATGTATATTCCTCTCCAGAACGAGTAATAATAACGTCCTGTATCTTTCCATTTCCAGTAACAATAGCTTTATATTCTGAGGATGATCCAGATGAAACCCTTACAGTTGGTGGAATAGCAAAATTAAAGATTGTTGGTGAACCATATCCACTACCAGATGATTCTAAATTAACAGAAGTAATATTTCCTCTGACAATTGGATTAATAACCGCATGATAATTTTCTGGATGAGCAGTATTAATACCAATTGTTCCTTTGCAAGTAACAACAATTGGTGGATAATTAAAGATATGTGTTCCAGTACCAAGTGAATTTATTCCAATGAATTGTTTAGTCAGATAATTTGCATTAGATAAAGTTGAACCTATACCTGCAGCACAAAGACGGAATCTATCTTCATTAATTTTAAGAATATGATATTCCTGATCACTATCAATACCACCAATTTTAACCCCATCATCATTACTATATCGAACTAATTCACCATCTTTAAACCCATGATCAACATATTCAATATAATCAGAATATGTATTAATACCTGCAGTTGTTGCTGGTATGAGTCTCTTCTTATTTTCATATCCTTCGCCAGGATTATCAATTATAACTTCACCTAATACCCTTTTCTTATATAAACTCCTTAATCTTTGAGATCCATCAGCATATCCAGTAAATCTTAAGAGATTATTTTTAGTTACTGCATCAAATTCATTATTTGCAAGTTGAATACTAGTACTATTAACTTTAGCAACATAATATACTGCTTCATCTACAAGTCTTCTATCAGGAGGATCTTGAAGACCAGTAACACCAGCAGTTGAAGCAATACCAATAGCACCATTACCAAATGTTTTGTATACTACAGCTTCACCATCTCTAAATTTATGATAAGTAGTAAAACCAATAGTATTATTCTGCATATTGATTCTAGCACCAGTAGATGATGCATCAAAATCAACAAAATGATCAACTTGTCTTAATCTAGTTTTAGCAATAGCATTTTTACCATTACCACCACTTATTTCTATAATAGGAGGATCAACATAATCAAAGCCAGGATCTATAACATCAATTCTCTCAAATTTACCCTTTACATTAACAGAAGCAGTACATCCTGCACCAGTAGAACTAGTAATAGTAGCAGTTGGAGGAGTAATAACATTATATCCACTTCCACCTTCTAAAACATCAATAGTTTTTACACCACCAAAGAAAATAACGTCACCAGACTTATAATTGTATATTTCTGTTCCATTAATAAGTTGTCCAGTTGATGTAGCAGAAACAGTTTCATGTTCTTGACCATCAAAAACTGGTGTCAAAGAGAATCTCTTCAATAATTTTTGATGTTCTAACTGTTTATTAGCAAGATCTGGGACAGAAATTTTAAATGTTCCACTACCATCTGCGGCAACAAAACTATCATTAAGAAGATCTGGTAGTGAATTAGCAAGTTGAATTTCATTAGAACTTACTCTCTTCAAATAATAATTCTTTCCATTTAAAACGTTACCAAGAATTCCATCTATAATATTGAAAGTTATAACTTCTCCAGAATAAAAACCATGATCATCAGAACCTGTAGTAACCTGAATAATAGTTCCTATAGTAGAACCAGTCCATTGAACAGAACGATCAGAAGCAACAATAGGTTCCTGACCTAAACTTGGAATAGAAGCAGATGCAACATAAACATGTGGATGAGGTGGTAATGCATTAGGATCATCACTTAAATGATCATATGTATTCTGAATATCAGTTGTATACTTAGTAACGTTTACATGAACATTACTATTTCCTCTATTAACTCTTCTTCTCAAATAATTTATCTGGATAACATCTATGCCACCTATTTCTAGGACAAATGTATTACCTCCAGTAACATTTGTTACCCTACCAGTACCAACAACGTTATTTTCATTATTTAAAGCCTCAATAAAATCTTCTTCCAAAAATCCATGATCAGAAGTTGTTTCTACATTGAAAGTATTAGTAGAAATCTTTGTAATATTCCTAGGCGTATGTCTTACTGCAGTATTATGAATCCAAGAGTTAAAATGTTGATCTGTACCTTTGTTTACTCCTAAAGTACCAACTCTTATTTTATCTCCATTATTAAGATACCAAGTATTTGGAATATCAAAACCACCTAATACTCCAGTAATTTTTACTTTTATTGGATTAACAGCATCAGCATAAGAATAACCATAAGCAACATTATTATAAGTAATATCATCTGTAACCGAGTATGACTCTGTAAATGTTGGGAATCCAACGAACTGGTTGATAGTTTTTCCAGTATAAGTTGCTATACCTACAGTATCGCCTCTTGTTAATCTAACAGAACCACTAGTTGGGAAACCCACTGTAGTGTCCACTGTAAGGACTGTGGCCCCTACGGAAACTGCATCAGTTAGTCTTGTACGGCCAGGAATAATAAAATTACCATCCAATGATTCCTTAGAAACACTTACTTGATAATAGTGTTCACCACCATATACAAAGTCTTTTACATCAGAAATAGCACCACTAGCACCAAGTATATTGTCATCATCATCGTCCTTATCTTGAAATAAAGTAGCACCTTTTAAGGCTCTTGGATCTCCTTCTACTTTTTTAACTAAAAAATCTTCTGTAAAACCATAATCTGCATCAGATGGTCTTATTAAAAACTCTGATGGTTTTATAACGTTAACTTCTTCTCCATATAACACTCTAAAGAGAATTTTATAAGCTTCTTCTGTACCTTTCGTCTTATAAAAGTCTTTAACTTGTCTAATAAACTTAATTTCGTCTAAATCGCTGTCAAAACTTCTTTTTTCGAACCCAGAAGCAAAAGTCCCCTTCATTTTTTCGAAAAATTCACGAATAAAGAGGTTAGAAAGATTATATACCTTACTTCCACCAGTATGAGCAGCGCCTACAGTCGTTTTAAAAGTTAAAAGATCACTTCTTGTCGGTTGATCAAGAGAATCTACACCAGAAAATCCCCTAACACACCCTTCAAAGTAAGTTGCACCTATTCCAGTGTAAGTTATTATTTCATCATCTATTTTTAAGAGTCCATATGATGCTGGATACCCATCTGTAGTATCAACATAAATTTTATCATCATATCCACCTGCATTTGTAGATAATCCAGTATATTCCGTCAGAGCAGCACCAACAAATGTCTGTAATTTCGTATATCTATCAATATTTTCTGCAATATCTACTGTTCCGCCTTGAAATTCTTGCGATTTGTAATATTGCTTCATAAAATCCACAAAAAGTGGATTTTCTGCTTGCACAAACTCAGGTAATTGGTTCTCAATTACCTGGCTTATCTTGACTCTTTGAATTGAAGTATCAATCATTTATGTTGAATACGTCGTTGTTGATGATGTAGTAGGAAATCCACCACTTGAAGACCTAGTTGTTGTAGATGCAGCAGTTGATGCAACAGTTTTAGTAGAAACTGGTGTTAAAGAATCCCTTGTATAGGTTGGAATATTATAACTTGATCCTCTAGCAAACCTAGAACCAGAAGTATTTTCTCCAGAAGCAATAATATCTTGTACAACCGTCAAATGTGTATTAGTCATGTCATATTTTATATACAAATCACGTAATCCTATAACATCATTTGATTGAGGAATCGCTTGAATCTCTACAACATCATTTTCTACGGAAGTGGAGGTTATATTTACAGTATCTATAAGGATTTCACCAATGTCATATTTGACAGTACCTGCATTTTTCTTAATTATTTGAGGTTTTCCACCTTCTGAGTATATAAAGAAGAAAATTCTTCCTTTTTTGTCATCAATAACCTCATCTGCAAGGTAAACTGTACCAACTACACCATCTATAGTGAATCCTGTTGATGTAATATTGTAAGAAGACTCGCCGACATGGAATTCATTACCAAAACAGAGCTCATATTGGGCCCATCTGTTCATTGATACCCTAAGATTTCTTCTTATAGTGACTTTTGTAATATTTGAAGTGATTGCACCATCAACTTGGTCAATTAAAGTGACTGTTTTACTATATTTGAACCTTCCACCAAATTTATTAACGTCAATTGACTTAGAATATTCACTTAAAGCACCAGAAATAGCACTTTTTAACAATACTGGTTGCTGATTATGGTTAGGATTGTAATAAACTTGACTTTCTGTCTCAACAAATAAGTATTTTAAGTCAATAAACTCAGGAACTATCCCAGCAACAGCATAACTCTTCAATTTTGACACTAAATCTCTCTTTGTAAAGTCTGAAAGATAGTCTCCATTCCTTGGTTTTACTGAAAGATAGACTTTTCCATATCTTGGAGGAGTTAATTCCTCTCCACCATACGATGTTACAGACTCAACATTAGGATAAATGTAAGATAATACTGATTCATAGTCAGAAGCAGTAACTGCACGGTATTGTGAGGAGTAAATTCGAGGAGAATAGTACTTAATTGATGCAATTGATTCAATTGAATCGCCATCTCTAGATTTTTCGATGGTATCTACTAGAGAAACATTGGTTCCACCTACTGCAGCACCATCCTGATTGAGTAAACGACCAACAAAACTGAATTCTGAAGCTCCATTACCAGTTTTACCACCTGTTACAATGTAACTAGCAGTAATATAATTATTATTTGATAACTTTTTACCAATTATACCATCTCCAAACATAATTTCATACCTTTCATCCTCAATTTCCTGCAATAAGTATGAATTTGAGGTAGATGTTATGCCAATAATGTTGTCAAGTTGAGTATAAGTTACTTTAGTTGATGATTCTTCATTAGCTTTGACTATAACTTTCAATGTAGAAGTATCAATACCTCCATTTGGAAGTATAAATCGTTGATTATATTGCGAAGTGTTAACTGTATAATTCTGTGACAGTAATAAACCTTCATAAACGTCAATATTGTTAAAAAATGCGATATTATTGGTCACAGGAACCGTAATATCTTCAGGAATTGAGAAAATATAACTTGTATTTGATGCAACACCATTAACAATCAATCCAGCTTTAAGTGTTAATGTAACTGCACTAGTTAAACCTTGAACAGAAAACGATATTTTTGCTTTTGAAGCCTTTCTAGACCTTGGAACATACCCAATATTACGTGCTAATGCAACAACATTCTCTCTTAACGTAGCAGAATCGAGAAAATTCTCATTTACTGCCATATTTGTATTATATGCAGTTATATACGTATTATAAGCAAGCGCATCTATAATAACTGAGAGGTTAGATCCCTCAAAATCATAATCTGAAAAATTATCATTAGACCTCATATAGCTAACTATAGAGGTTTTGATTTGATCAAAATCTAAATTTACAACTTGTCCAAAGGCCATTATACTCTAGCTGGGAATAAAAGAACATCAATTGCCTGTCTCGGTACGGCCAGACCAATAATATCATAAGTGATTTTCGCAGACATTTGATTATTTTCACCATCAGTATCTACTATCACCTCAGTAACTTTAATTCTTGGCTCAAATGCCTTAAGACAAGAAGTTATCTGATTTTGTATGGAAATATAATTTAAACCTGTATCCAATTCAAATAAAGAAGCATTAACAATAGTACCAAAATCCTTCTGAAAAGGTTTTTCACCTACTATAGTTAATATACAATTATGTACAGATCTTTTAATAGCATCTTCATTTTTAATGACAATAAGGTCATTAGTTATAGGATGTCTCTTAAAAGATAAATTAATATCTTTAAATGATCTAGATCTAAGGAGAGGCACGATATTAAGTAAATCTTAATCTTGTATATATTTAGTAGTGTTACAAAACCATTTTACCTGAGGCATCATCAAATTCAATATCATCATACTCTTTCTCAATTATTTCATTCAAATCTTTGGACTTCTTAGTCTTTTTCAACATATCATCGTTATAAACCTCCTGTAGAAGGTTAGATTCGTTATCCATAATACACTCTGAAATATAATATTCATACTATTTATATGCCGACAACAAGATTTGAACTCGTGACCTTGGCTTTACAAAAGCCCTGCACTACCACTGTGCTATGTCGGCTGGCGGGATAGATGGGACTCGAACCCACGACCTCCTGCGTGACAGGCAGGCGTTCTAACCAACTGAACTACTACCCCATATGGAGGTAAACGGACTCGAACCGTTGACATCCTACTTGCAAAGCAGGCGCTCTACCAACTGAGCTATACCCCCGAAGAGCGGATAAAGTGATTCGAACACTCGACCTTCTCCTTGGCAAGGAGACGCACTACCGCTGTGCTATATCCGCATACTGGCCCGGCAGGATTCGAACCTGCGACAGGTTGATTAACAGTCAACTGTTCTACCACTGAACTACAGGCCAATGCCATCAATCATCGAAACCAGAGTCTCTGTCGGGAATGAAGTCTGGACAAACTAATGAACTAACAAGATCTCTTGCTTGACCATTATGTTCGCATAACTTATTCATCCAGATCCTTTCATTCAATTCTACTATACCATCTGTTGATAGTATTCGGCAACAAATATCTGCTATCCTATTTCTATAGTTTGTACTTAAAGGCATAATGAGTTAATTGCTTTTGGTAATATGTAGTATTCTTTCCTTTGAATTGCCTTAGTTAAAGACTTTAGGTCATCTTTAGGAAGAATAGGAACCTCTTCTTGCATTATAATCTCTCCACCATCTAATTCCTCATTAACGTAATGAACTGTCACACCAGTCATATCATCACCACTCTCTAACGCCCTTTCTATTGCATGTAATCCTTTATACTTTGGTAGTAAAGAAGGATGTAGATTAATTATTCTGTTGGGGAATGCATTAATGAGTTTAGGTGAAATAACTCTCATCCATCCTGCTAGAACAATATAATCTACTTTCCATGCATTCATTACCTGTTCAATTAATTCCTCATTTTTACTTTTAATGTGTGCATGAGGAATACCAAATTTTACTGCTCTCCTAGCAGCACCACAATCCCTCTTATTATGGATCATGACCACAACCTCATGTTTATTACATATAGGATTTCTGACGATATTCTCGAAGTTAGTCCCGTTTCCAGAACACATGACTCCTAGTTTCACCGTCCTTGACCACGATATACTTTCTTAGCCTTATTACGAGAACTAGCAGCATACTTGGTATGTTTACCATTACCCTGTCTAGTTTTCTTGGGAACTGCTTCCAATTCAACTGTTCCCCATGAACCTGTTTTAGATCGTGCCATTACTCTAGTTCCTCATCACAATACTTTTCTACTATCTCTTCAACAACTTCACTGAATGCATTACGTAATTCATATTCAGCGTCACTCTTATCTTTCTTTAACCTAGTAACAGTAATAGGTGGAAGATTAAGAGTTGCAGTTATTTCCCATAGTCCAAGTTCTTTATTCTTGGTAGTGTTAATTTCAAGCAGTTGTTCTGCCATTACTTTGCCTCCTGAATTGCTTCAACAATAATTTTTTTAAGTTCCCTAGATTTCTTTTTACCTAGTCCTGCTCTGGTGTCTATTTGGACCTTTAACCAATAAACAAATGCAAGTACAATAATAAATTGAATGCCTTCACCCCATGACAGGTTCCATGCTTCATTAAGATCTAAACTTGCAGCACCTAATAAGTTAATCATCTGAAGCTTCAGCAAGAGTATCAATAGCCTCAACTTCGTCGGGGTCTATTGCATTTGGTTTACCTTCATCAAATAACTTACTCAGTATTTGCATTGCATCATACTTACCTTCATCGGAGAGGAGCCCGTTTTGTAGGTCTCTTCCTTCATAGACTAGTCTCCACCTCGGAGTTTTTTGCCCTTTTTTAGACATTGTTTAGTTCCTCTATTTTTTTATTGACCGACTCTTCAGTCGCCCGTACTCTGTAGTCAACATTGTCTCTCCTAGAAATAATGGAGAGACTCGCCGCTATTTCGTCCCATAAGGAACTACTAGATAACTCGCATTTTTTCATGCCCAACCCTAATACGTGGATCACACCATGTTACCATACCTGCCTTTTTTGCATCAAGACAGAATGATACGTCCTCTCCACACATATCCTGAACATTGCCTGATTCGAAGATCTGCATTTTTGGTGCAAACCACGGATATTCGAGTCGTTCAAAAACCCCGTGCTTAACTAGAACCCATCCGAATCCTGTGTAGTCCACTGTAAAAGGCTTCTTCTTACGTGTGATACTCTCAACGGTTTCATGATTCATAACTCCGCCATTCTTTGCAAAGCTTTCCTCATCGAGCCAGTGTGCAACGGATGTGGTATGCCCGTCTTCGGTTGCGTACCATCCCGCAGTGATTTCCTTTTCCTCACCCTCTTCTGGAATGGCTAGGTCCATTAACTGCCAGAACTTATTAGTATCAAATACGATGTCTGAGTCAATCCATAACTGATAGTCATACTTCAACTTCCCATCCCAAGGAATCTGTTTTGGTCCTCTGAGTACATTCGCACCTAAAACTTTGCATCGTGCGAAGTTTACCATAGAGGAATAATCTTGAGATATCTGTATACTATTACCATTCTGCACCATGTCGAAACAAAGTTGCACGAAGTTCTTCAGAAAGATATACGAACATCCTCTGCCTGGAAGGCAAAAGACAATCGCTTTGCCTTTCACTCTCTCTTTAATTTTGTCGTAATCCCAGTCTTCCTTTTGCTTGGTTTCCTTTGGAATTACTTTAAATCCTTTTGCCATGAATAATAATCACCTGTCTGTATTATACTATAAAAGAGGGTATCTTTCAACCCCCTAATGTGTTGATATTTATGGGAGACATTCTAGGTCGCTGGACTTCTGACAACCAACCTCATCCATCGACTTAGTGGCCTCCCAATTTTTTCTGGGCATTTTTTATATGACACGGTTACAAACCCCCGAATTCTGGTCCATACGGAACGTGCCCATTTCTTGTTGTAATCGTTCTACTACGTTGAGGAAGGGGAGCGTCTCTCTTTGTTAGTTGTTTTAAAACAAAGAGTCCTGCTGCGACCTTACCAGCGTTTTCCCATGTCAGAAATTTTTTATTTTCCATCGAAATTGTTCTCTCGTTTTCAAAGTTTTGTAGGTTAGGGAAGTTAGCGTTTTTATTATACCATCCGATACGCCCCCTAATTATAAACAATCAATCACACAATTAACTGCTCAAACTGCTCCTAATATTATCTCGTAGATATACACCACGAACGCATATTAGAGTGCTTATGTAACAATCAGAGGACGAACTGTTTGCTACATTTAAGCACGAACTGTTTGCTGCTCCTACCGTGTGTTCCTATGTGATAACAACTCAGAGCGTTTTGCCTCTCTTCTTGGTAACTTAACCACCTTAATCTCGCCTTTAATCTCTTCTATTAACAGGTCCAATTTGCTGGCATTTGCTACATCAATCATGGGCAGAATTCCTCTTTGTTTATATCTGTATTATAAACGATTAAGGGTCACTCTGATCATACTTTGTGACAGTTATATATGTGGTTTTGTTAATAGTCAATCCCTCACAATATTGTTGCATTAGTTTATAACATTTGCCAGGCAATCTGCGGGTATGTTAGACTTAAGAACTCTCGGTAATCTGCGGTCTTAGACTACAACAACTATCAACATTTATGAGTCTATTTGAGCAACTTATCAACATGAATCATAGGCAATTGTTATCTCTTTTGTATGTTCTTATTGTACACCTTTATTATCAGTTTGTCAAGTCATATTACACCACAATTGTTACATATAAACCCCCTTAATATAGACCCCTTTATATACACTTTTCCACAGCATATTCAACAGCACTAATTATAACTCTTTCCACAGATT